CGTTATCACGAAGGTTGGAGTCATAATTCTCCTATACAGGAGAATATGTCATCACGATGGGTCATCGTCATCGTAAACTCGGGTGCTATTAGGAACCAGTGAGCCTTCTGTCCCCATACACTACCGTCTCATCTCACGGAAACACTATAACCTAGTTACGTTTAGTTATACTGTTTGTAGGTTGCTTTTTCTCATTGCCTACATCCTTTTAATACTGATTGTCGTGTGTTTGTATCTTTGCCGCTATACATCTCTAAATCTCGCACCAGGATTACTGGATTGTCGAAGAGTCCGAATTATAGCCTCGGTTGGGGCCGGTGTATAGTCCTATGTGTGCCTATGATATGCCTTGATGTGAATTGTGTTCTAACTTGCGTTTTAACACACCTACTTATAAGGTCTTTAAGGCTTCCTTAAGGATTTTTGAACCACCTACTCTGACGTTGATGATTCCGTTATAATAGTCGTCAGTTTCAAGTACTCGCCTTTCAAATTGCTCTCGGGCTTCTATGTAACTTGCTACTCCTCTACTAGGACAATAATACAATATTTCTCTACGAAACTTATCCTCTCCTAGCTCTACAACATCATTGTTTAAATGATCACTACTACCCCAATAAGTACGCCAGTCACTTTCTTTAGTGCCACGACGTTTGTTCTTTTTTCCTTTTAGAGGTGGTTTGGTTGTTTTAAATTTTGCTAACTTTTTGCCAACATACTTTTTGTCGTTAGTTAAATTTGTTATTAAGTAAACAAATGCTTCGCAGTCTTCAGGTAATTCCGTAACTTCTTTATTATTATAGTACCAGCTCATTATAAATCTTCTGTGCCAGATTGATTATTTTTCTTTTTAAAGTAATTATTTAATGTTTTTACATACATGTTTCTTTCATAAGGACTCATGCCCCAAAGTTCTGCATAAGTTACTTTTCCTTCTGAGTAAATCAGAGTTTCCATAATGTTTTTAAATATGGCCTCTGAGTCTTTTTTGAGCTTCTCTAGGAACTTGAGGATTTCCTCAGGTTCGGCCCTTGCTAGGAAGCCGTGAAAAAATTTACAGGATCGAACGATATAGGTGCTTCAAAGGTTTCATTGCATTCCTCACATTCAAATTGCATTGATTTATTGATACCTATTTTATTAATTTCTGTAACTTGCTGTTCTATAGCATTTCCAATTGATGCTTCACAGTTATCTAAAAACTCTCTTATATGGCCACGGTCTGTAACAATGTTATCTTCTATTTTTATAGAATGTACAGCATCTACTATCAATGTGTAGTTCATATCTGCCATCCTCATAAAGTTTTCATTAAAAACTTTTAATTTATCCATATCATCTGGTATATCTGCGAGTGCCTGCAAACTTCTTGTGCTCTGAAAACTGGCAATACCTGCCGTAATTGTGTTTTCATACTTAAATGGTTTTATTTCTATTTCTAAATCTTCAAATTTAACTGTGTAAACTTCATCTAAAATAGCCATAGTTTCTATAGCACCCTCGACACTTGCTACGCCTGAAATCGTTTCTTCACAAGTAGGACAAGGAGTTGATACTTCTATATCGTCTCCATGTGTTGCGCCTTGGATTGCAACTAATAGTACATCAACGTCATTTGAAATAAGTTGATTTACTTTTTTAACATTTGGTACGCAACTAGATATTAGTTGATTTATTGCTTCTCCATTAAGTAAAGCATCCGGGTTTTTCATAATAAGCTCGTCTTTGGCTGTCATAGGAAAAATAGGAAGTTCACCTGAATCAGGATAGTCTAAAATATCAGATGTGTAAAACTTACCTCCTGATGGTATCTTTACATACAATTTTGGCGATCTAAAATGACCGCTTAAAGGATTTGGTGTATTTGACATTCTATTAAAACTCCTGTTAATTAATATGATAAATATATAATATGATATTTATTCACACGACTATTTATCATCATTAAAACTAGTGTTTATAGGAATTTAGGTAAATGGCAGATATTACTTTTGAAGATGGCGGAGGTAACCAGAGAGTGGTACCCGAATGGGCCACTGAAAGTACGTTACAGCGATTAGTAACAGCCTTAACAGGAAAACAATCTAAAGAACAGCAAAAGAAGACAGAACAAGCGTTCAGAGATCTAAGTGATGGTCTTGGTGATTTAGGAGACAATCTAGAACAAGCAGGAAAGGCCTTTAAAAATTCTAGTGAACAAGTTGGCGATAGAGCTGGTGAATTCATAGGTAAAGTTGTAGACAAAACTGTAGGTGTTGCTTTGCTGACACTTGGAACAGCCGCCGCAGTTACTACAGCAAGTTTAACAAGGTTAGGCACATCATTAAACACTCTTAGCCAATCAGGTTTAGCTCTTTCAGGTAATACAATACAGCAGATAGCATCTTTGAATGAACTAGGACTTAGTACAGATGATGTAACTAAGTTAATGCTGGAAAATTCTCAAGCATTTAGATCGTTAGGAAGCACCAGCACTAACCAGGTTATAAGATCATTTTTAGAAATTACTAGGCAGGGTAACGATCTAGGCATGAGTTTAGAAGATTCTATAGAATTCTTAGGTGATGAATTAACATTGAGAACACAACTATTAAATTTAGGTGCATTAGACATAAAACAAAGAGGTAGAATGTCTGCAGATATAGTACAACTTGGTAAAGATCAGTTGGCGTTCTCTAAAGCACTAGGTGTTAGCACAAGTATACAAAGAGAGTTTTCACAGTCAGTTATAGGGAATAATCAAATGCTTATGGCTAATATGATTAGAACCAGCAGTGAGTCTAGGGCTCAGTTATTCACAGGACTTCAAGGTTTTCTATCAGGCATGAGAGCAATGGGTGGTGAAGTTGGCGGTGAAATAGCCGAAGCAGTATTAGAAGCGGCCAGTATGGGAGCAATAGGATTTAGTGATGCCGCTTTTGGATTTGTAACAGTATTGCCAGGATTGGCAGATAACATGCAAAATGTTATTGCAGACTTTGAAGCAGGTATTATAGATGGCAGTGAAGCCGCAATGGCATTTACAAAAGAATTAGGAAATTTAAGCCAGGGCGAAAAAGACAGGGTATTCCTATTAGCCAGGGCAGGTGACGAACAAGCCAAAATGATGGCAAAAGCCATAGTACAATTTGAAACAGCCGCACAAAGAATGGAAGATCAAGGCACAACAATAGAAAATGTGCAGGAAGGCTTTAATGCTTTTAATACAATCTTGTCAAAATTAAGAGGTGCGATTAGTAGTCTAACTAATAACTTTATGGCCGGCTTTGGTGAGGGTGTTGGTGATGTTACAGATATGATGGCCAATTTTAGTAATCAAATACAAAGGTTACTATTGCAATTTTTTAATATGCAAACAGAAGTAGGAGATACATCTAACGGAATACAAGCATTAGGTAAAAAAGTAGGTAAAGGTTTAAATGATTTTTTAGTTGCTACTATAAGTTGGGTAAAAGGATTTTTACAAGCATTTGATGAAGACGACTCAGTAATGGATAAGTTTAGTCATATTGCAAAAAGAGCCGGAGAGGCACTAGTAGACGGTATTATAAACATCATTCCATGGGGTACAATTACTGCGGCAATAGTTGGTGGATTTACCGCTATACTATTAGCAATGAAACTTAAAACATCAATCCTTGGAGGTGGTATTGGAGCGGCCGCAGGTGGCGTGGGAGGTGCTGGAATAGGCGCCTCTTTGAGAAGTGCGGCAGTTGGAATGAAGGCTCTCGGCGGAGTACCAATAGCGGCAATTGGTAAAGCAAGTTTAATATTAGGTGTGCTTACAGCCGCTATAATAGGATTAGGATTTGCACTTAAATTAGCCGCCCCAGGTATAAGAGCATTTGGTGAAGTAATACTTAGTGTATTTAATGGAATAGCCACAGTATTAGAAAAAGTGTATTCAGGCATAGCAAAAGTTATTGCCACAATTGGTAATGCAATCAGGGGCGATGAAGTAGGCAAAATAAAAGCAGAATCTGAAGCTCATCAAGCCAGTGTAAAAGCCACAACAAATGCAATTAAAGAACTAGACGGGTCTGTAGATGCAAACGGATTAATGTTAATGGCACAAGGTGTAGATCATCTGGGTGATGCATTAGGAAATTTTGCAGGAAAGATGAGCCCCTCAATGTTAAGTAGTATAAGATCTGGTTTTGCTGGTTTAATAGGACAAGATTCTCCGATACAGGCAGTAATAGGAATGTCAGAAGATGCAGATCCTGTAAAAATTATGGATTTGGCAAAAGCCACAATGGCCACAAATGCGGCAAACTCTGGTGCAACCGCTTTAGACCCTACATTACAACAAGGATCAACCACATTAAATACAAATAACAATACCAGCACGGTAAACAATACCACTAATACTACTACTAATAGTGACATGAAAGAAGCGTTAGAAATGGTTTACGCAACTAATCAAGCACAGAACGATCTCATTAAACGTACTAATAGATTGCTATCTGAAATTAATAACAAGACCGGTTAACATACCAAGTATTCAAAAAATAGTTGACATTAATGATAAATAGTGTATTATAAGACATTAAGGTACATTTATGAGTTGGAGAAAATATTTTTCGAGTGTTGATAACAGTGGTTTACCATTAAACGTTACTGGTAATAACACGAGTACAGATGGTCCTGGAGCCGCTTCTAGCAGATATGCTAGTTGGTTACCAGAAGTTTATGCTGGCTCTCCAAACAGATTAATGAGATATATGCAGTATGACCAAATGGATAACGATTTGGAAATAAATGCGGCCTTAGACACTATTGCAGAATTCGGCACACAAGAAGACGACTTTTCCAAATTACCATTTGGGATATATTATAAAGGTAGACCCAGTGATACAGAAGGAAAGATTTTAAATAAGTCTTTACAGCAATGGTGTCATTTAAATGAATTGCACAAAAGAGTTTTCAGAATCTTCCGTAGTACAATTAAGTATGGTGATCAATTTTTTGTAAGAGACCCACAAACCTTTAAGTTGTACTGGACTGATCCAGCAAATATAGAGAAAGTTGTAGTAAATGAATCAGAAGGCAAAAAGATAGAAACTTACTTTATTAAAAATTTAGCACCCAACTTTGGTGAATTACTAGCAACTAATCCAGCCGCATTACATAAGTCACCTTATGGTGCTGGTAGTGGACAGATGTTAAACACAAATAATGCTAGTGCATCTGGGAGTTATGTAACTGGTGCTATAGATGGTGTTAACCAAGGTATGCCTGTTGATGCAGAACATGTTGTACATGTTAGTTTAACAGAAGGCATGGATCATAGTTGGCCTTTTGGAATAAGTATTCTAGAGCCTATATTTAAAGTATTTAAACAAAAAGAATTATTAGAAGATTCTATTATTATATATAGAGTACACAGAGCACCAGAAAGACGTGTTTTCCAAATTGATGTTGGTAATATGCCACCTCATAAAGCAAGGCAGTACTTGGAACAAGTTAAGTATGAAGTACAACAAAAACGTGTACCAAATAAAAACAAAGCAGGAGAAAATGTTATAGATGCCGCATATAATCCGATGAGTATGTTAGAGGATTATTTTTTCGCACAAACAGGCGAAGGTAGGGGTTCTAAAGTAGAAACATTGCCAGGCGGTGAAAATTTAGGACAAATAGACGATTTACGTTATTTTAATAACAAATTATTACGTGGTTTAAGAATTCCAGCAAGTTACTTGCCAACAGGACCAGAAGATGGAAGTGCAACATACAATGATGGTAAAGTAGGTATTGCATATATTCAGGAATATAGATTTGCTAGGTATGTTGAGAGACTACAAAAACAAATACAAGAAGATTTAGACAGAGAGTTTAAACTGTTCCTTAAACATAGAGGCATAGAAATCGATAGTCATGATTTTGACATAACATTTAATGCACCTATGAACTTTAGTAGTTATAGAGATTTACAACTAGATGCTGAAAGAACTAATTTATATAATACGGTAGCCGCTATACCATTCCTTTCACAGCAATTTAAACTTAAAAAATATCTTGGCTTAACAGAGCAAGAGATGAAAGAAAATGAAGAGCTTTGGAGAGAAGAAAATAAATATCAAAAGTATGATGACGATAAAACTCCAGCAGACTTAAGAAACTTAGGTATTAGGCCACAACCAGATGCCGCAGTAAATCCAGATATGGAGTTAAATCCTGATCAGATACCTTTAGATGATCCTATAGCAGATCCGCTAAATACTGATGTAGGAACAGTTCCACAGGCACCAGCCGGAACACCACCAGAGAGTATATAATGAGACTAGTAGAATTTTACAATCCAGAGTTTGATGAATTTCAAAAAGCAAATGCTGACGAACGTAGAAAGCCTAAACTTACTTTGGAGCAATTAAGTAAGTTGCGTAAAGTAAGAGCAATTAAACGTGCAGAAGATATAGAGCATAAAAAATTCGTGTCAGTAATGTATCAACCACCTACGGATGCTGGAGCAGGTGGCGGACTTATCTAATCTATTCCATATAGAAATAGTAAACTACGGTGAACGGAATCTAGACGATTGGTTAGCAAACCAATTACAACGTCATAAACAAGAGATATTACAAAAAGGCTGTCTTTTAGACTTTAGTAGAGAGTCTAATTATTACTTAACAAGTGTAAATGACAAAGATGATATCTTTACAACTATTCATAAAATACTAGAACAGGCAAAAATTCCTGCAGATTTAGTGCATTTCTGTACAGGAAACTTACTTAATAAACAAAATTATAGTACATATATTAGTCTTAAAACAGCAGAAGATAATAATTTCCTGCCCTTTAAAAGTGCCTTTTATAAGGATTTTTGGCGTAGTCATACATTATCTTTCCATAAAGATCATAGTGAAAACTTTAATAAAACAAACAAGCCTAAGTATTTTTCCTGCCTAAATGGCAGAAATAGAGAACACAGAGAGTATACTTATGCGTATTTAAATCAGCATAACTTAATAGATAAAGGTATCTGTACTTTTGTTTGGAAAGGAGAAAGTGTTGATGGTTATACTACACCAGAAGATATTACAAGCCATACAGTACAATCAGATAATTTTTATAAAGTATTTGATAATACATATTATGATGTTATTACTGAAACATTAACTGGTGAAGAATCAGTATCTCTCGATATAAAGCATTCTTGGTGGCAGGAAGTTTTTATAACAGAGAAAATTTGGAGAAGTATATATTATAAAAGGCCATTTTTAGTGATAGGCAACAAGCATACTATAAAGATGTTACAAAGTTTAGGAATAAAGACATTTAATAATATTTTGTTTGATGAATCTTATGATGAAATAGATAATTGGCAAATCAGGACTCATGCAGTATTAGAACAAAATAAACAAATAGTAGAAACATATAGTTTACCTGAACTAGAAAATATAATTCAGTCCCCACAGATATCTGAAATACTGCAATTTAATTATAATAAGATAAATAACATTGCAAATTGTTACAGATAATCATCAAGTAGCAAAATCATACAGAAAACACTCAAAAATAACCCATTTGAGCATAAAAACACAGTATATCTATAAGTATATAACAGGCACATCTGGAATCTATGTTTCTGTGTGCATAATTTATTAAATTGGAGAGACCACAATGTCAGAATCAAGAACACAATTAGAAAACATTCTTGAACTTCTACTTGCAGAGGAAAACGAAAAAGCCGAAGAACTACTTCATGAGTATGTTGTTGCAAAAGCAAGAGCAGAGTATGAAAAAGTTTTAGACGAAGACGTTTCTGAAGAAGAAGAAATTGAAGAAGCAGAAGAATCAGAAGATGAAGCAGTTGAAGAATCTGAAGAGTCAGAAGAAGAGGCTGTAGAAGAAACAATAGAAGATTCAGATCCAGCAGGTTCATTTGTAGATGAAATTTTACAAGATGAAGAAGAAATCGAAGGCGATGAAGTTGGTGAAGAAGAAGAAGGTGAAGAAGAGTCACATGATGAAGACTTAGAAGATAAAGTTGACAACATTGAAGACGAGCTTGAAGACCTTAAAGCAGAATTTGAAAAATTACTTGCTGACGAAGAAGACGAAGCCGAAGACGGTGAAGAAGCAGAAATGGACGCAGAAATGGACGCAGAAATGGGCGACGAACTTGACCTAGAGTCAGTTGAGTATGACCTAGATGAAGAAGTTGCAGAAGAAGAAGATGAAGTTGTTGAAGAAGCAACTAAATTATCTGACAATGTAGCGGCTCCAAGTGCACCTGCAGATGACAACAAAGATGCACCACTTCCAAGTGGCGGATCAAAAGTTGAAAAATCAGGAGCACCTGTTAAAATCAATGATGGCGGCGAAGGCAACCACGGCGATTCAGCAAAAGATCACACACCATCAGACAACATTAAAGTAGAACCTAAGAAAGTTTAATTACTTTTAATAGTTTGAGGAAATTGCATGGCTAACAAGTTATACGAATATATGAGTCCTGAGCAGTCTGGAGTCCAGATAATGGAATCCAAAGACGGTAAAGACTTGTTTATGGCAGGATTATTCATCCAGGGCGACGTAAAAAATCAGAATGGAAGAGTTTATCCTAAAGATGAGATAGCGAAGGCATGTGATAGTGTAAAAGAACGTCTTGCAAAAGGCGAGACTGTGATGGGTGAGTTAGATCATCCTGAAGAGTTGCAAATAAATTTAGACCGAGTGAGTCATATCATTACAGATTTGTATTGTGAAGATTCAAACGGTTTGGGCAAACTTAAAATTATAGAAACACCTATGGGTAATATTGCAAGAGCATTATTAAAGGCGGGAGCAAAACTTGGTGTTAGTAGCCGAGGTTCAGGAAACGTAAACGATAGTGGACGTGTTTCAGACTTCGACATAGTAACAGTAGACATTGTGGCACAACCAAGTGCCCCTGATGCCTATCCAAAGACTATATATGAGAGTTTATTTAATATGCATGGCGGCGCACAGATGTTTGACACCGCAAGTGCATTAACACACGATAAAAGTGCAGAAAAACACTTGATGAATCAGATCACTAAATTCATCAATGAATTAAAAATATAAGTAGGAGACTACTATGGCAGTGAATTTTACAGAACTACTTGAGAATGCAGAGCTAACAGAAGATGTTAGAACTGCTCTTCAAGAAGCATGGGAAGGTAAAATCTCTGAAGCAAGAGAAGAATTAACAGCAGAACTTAGAGAAGAATTTGCTCAAAGATATGATCATGACAAAAGTCAGATTGTTGAAGCAGTAGACAATTTCATCTCAGAAAAAGTAGAAGTTGAGATTCAAGCGATTGCAGAAGAAAAACAGTCCCTTGCAAACGACAGAGTAAAATACACGAAAGCAATTAGTGAACATGCTAAAGTACTTGACAAATTTGTAACTGAAATGGTTGCTAAAGAAGTTAAAGAACTTAGAGCAGATAGAACAAGAACTAGTGAGCATGTAACAAAATTAGATAATTTTGTAGCAGAGCAATTAGCAACTGAACTATCAGAGTTCCACGAAGATAAAAAATCTTTAGTAGAACAGAAAGTTAAAATGGTAAGAGAAGGCAAGAAGCAATTAGCAGAAGCCAAAATGGATTTCATTAAGAAAGCGGCTGACAAAGTTGAAAAAGTTGTCAACAGCACAATTACTAATGAAGTTAAATCTTTCCGTGATGATATTACTAATGCACGTGAAAACGACTTTGGTCGTAGAATTTTTGAAGCATTTGCGAACGAATATGGTACTAGTTACTTAAACGAAGCAAAAGAAATCAAGAAGATACAAAAACAAATTACTGAAATGGAAACAAAACTTAACGAATCTGAGCAAGTAATTGCTGAGAGAGAAGAAGCAACTAAATTAGTTGAGTCTAAGTTAAGGATTGCAGAAGACAAAATGACCCGTAAGGATACATTAAACAGTCTAATGGCACCACTAGGTAAAGAGAAGAAAGAATTGATGTCAGATTTACTTGAAAGTGTAAAAACAGACAAACTGGAAGAGTCCTTTAATAAGTACTTACCTTCAGTATTGGATGGAGAAGCACCGAGAGTTAAGAAGACATTGTCAGAATCCGTTGTCAGTGAACACACTGGCGATAAGGCAGTTGTTGTAACAGCAGATGCCGATGACAAAGCGGATGATATAGTAGAAATTGATATGATCCGCAAATTGGCCGGACTTTCAAAATAATAGGAGTTAAAAAAATGGCAAACTTATTTGAAAGCAACTGGTCTGCAACTAAAGACGCTTTACTAGAAGGTTTATCTGGAAACAGAAAAAACAGTCTAGATGTTGTCCTCGAAAATACAAAGAGACATTTGTCAGAGGCCGCAACAGCAGGTGCCACAGGTGCAGGTTCAGTAGCGACATTAAACAAGGTTATGTTACCACTAATTAGAAGGGTTATGCCTTCTGTTATTGCTAACGAACTAGTAGGCGTTCAGCCTATGACTGGTCCAGTAGGGCAAATCCACACACTAAGAGTCAGATATTCTGAAACTGGTGGTGGAGCAACAGCAGGTGACGAGGCTTTAAGTCCGTTTAAACTTGCTTCTACTTATGCAGGTTCTCCAGATGCTACGGCAACTGCTGAAGGACAAGCAGGTAGAAAAATGAGCATTCAAATCTTAAAAGAAACTGTTGAAGCGAAAACCAGAAGGTTATCAGCAAGATGGACTTTTGAGGCGGCTCAAGATGCAGAAAGTATGCACGGCGTTGACGTTG